TATTTGTTTCCTTACTCCAGACGCACCTTTATCCTCAGGAACAGGATTATTTAAACATAAAGAAACAGGTTTATATTGTCGTCCAAAAAATGCCGATGGTAGTATAGATGTAAAATTATTAGACACTATATATAAGGATTCCCAAGATATGGATAAATGGGAATTAACTGATAGATTATCAAATAAATTTAATAGATTAATACTTTACAGGGGAGATTATTTCCATGTTTCATTAGATTATTTTGGAACTAATTTATATGATGGGAGATTATTTCAAACCTTTTTCTTTGATACTGAGTATTAATGTTGGTTGTAAAAAAAATAAAAGCATTAATTTATAACTGGCATTCATTAGGTGATATTGAGTTAAATTCTAATGTTTATTATCAAGAAAATCTAGAAAACTCAATTATATTACATTCTCTTAAATTTACAGGAGAATTAGAAAAAGATATTACCCAATATAATCCTGATATTATAGTTTATGAGGGAGAATTAATTAAAATAAATAATTCTGTTTTAACAGAAAAATGTTTACAATATACTAAATTCCCTACAGATGAAATATTAGCTAATGATATTATAACCCATGTAATATCTAAAAATTGCCAACAGATTGCTCCTATTTTTTCTATTTTTACTCCTGCTTATAAGACAGAATATAAAATATTTAGAGCATATGAAAGTTTAAAAAACCAAACATTTACAGATTGGGAGTGGGTGATATTAGATGATTCCCCAGATAATATAACTTGGGACATAATACAATTTATATCTAAAAATGATTTTAGAGTTAAAGCTTATAAAATATATCCTATCACCGAAGGAAATGTTGGATTAGTAAAAAATAGAGTAGCATCTTTATGTGAAGGAAAATGGTTAGTTGAATTAGACCATGATGATGTTTTAACTAAAAATTGTCTACAAAAATGTTATGATGCCTCATTAGAATTTCCAGATGCTGGATTTATGTATAGTGATGTTTGTGAGGTTTATGAAAATGGAGAAATGAAATTTTATGACCATAATTGGTCAGGTAATTGGTATGCACGTGACGATAATACTTTTGATTTTGGATATGCCGGACATACTTGGGTAAAAAATGATAATAAAAACTATTTAACTCATCACTATCCCGATATAAATCCTTTAACAATTAGATTTAATATTAGTATGCCAAACCACGTTAGGGTTTGGAAACGTGATGTTTATAATAAAATAGGAGGTCATAATAAATTCCTTCCAGTTGCTGATGATTTTGAACTTATTATTCGCACATTTTTAAATACACGTATTATACACATAAAAAAAATGCTTTACATACAGCATAACAACCATAATAGCACTGTGGATAATAACAGTATAGACATAAATAAACGCGCTAGATTAATACGAGACCACTATGATTTAGCAATCCATAATCGTATACAAGAATTAGGTTTTAAAGATTGGAACTGGAATGAAGAATTAGGTCATTCTCAAAAATTTCAAAATGATGTATTAATTAAAAAATATTTTAACGAAGAACAAGTAATGAATTACATTTATAAATAAAACTTATGATAAATTTTACAGTAACCGAAAAAGAAATTAACGAATACAGACAAGCACAACCATTTCCACACATAGTTATTGATGATTTTTTACCACCATCACTATTAAATGGTGTTATTGATGATTTTAGAAACTATAATAATTGGGGTTGGGATAATAGTAATTATTCAAAGGACCATCAAGTTAAAAAATTCTTTTCACCTTGGAACAATGATGGAGATACAACATTACCAATTAATACCAAGTTAATATTAAATTATTTTAATTCACCTGATGTTATTAATATGTTAGAAGAATTAACAGGTATTAAAGGTCTAATTGCTGACCCTACATTACTAGGTGGTGGAATGCATAAGATCGATTCAGGTGGTAAATTATCAATTCATGCGGATTCAAGAAAACATGCCATTAGTGGTAATTACAGAAGGTTAAACTTATTAGTTTATCTTAATAAAGATTGGAATAAAGAGTGGGGTGGTTCTTTACAATTGTGGGATAAAGACATGACAACAATGGTTCAAGATATTCAACCTTTATTTAACCGTGTGGTTATCTTTAATACTGGTGCTGACACATATCACGGCCATCCACATCCATTAAATACACCTAACGGTATGTCAAGAATTTCATTAGCATTATATTATTATACAAAAGAAAATCCTGATACAGAAGAAAATAGTGTTACATCTGCAGTTTGGAAAGACACACCTGTTGAAGTTAAAAAAGATGGCCCAACCATATGTTTTGCAACAATGTGTAAAAATGAAGAACATTGCATTCAGAATACATTAGAATCTGTTTATAAGCACATTGACTATTGGATTGTATGTGATACAGGATCAACAGATAAAACTTGTGAAATTATTAGGAAATTTTTTGAGGAAAAGGGCATACCCGGTGAGTTACATATTGATGAATGGGTAGGTTTTGATCATAATAAAACTTTAATGATGAAAAGAGCTAAAGATAAAGCCGATTATGTTTTACACTTAGATGCTGATGATTTATTAATTAATGATTTAGAATTTACTAAAGAAGATATAGGGGGAGATGCTTATTTTATGAATGTAACTCGTGGGGATCTTAAATGGAAAGCTTTTATTATTTTTAATAACAGATTAACTTGGAAGTTTTGTGGTGTTGCCCATACAATTATAAAATGTATAGAAAAAGAGCATTATACTATTAAAGATATAACTCATAAAGAAGCATATATCTCAGGTGAAGGAATTGGTTCTAGAGCATTTGATCCTAATAAATTTTTATATGATGCTAAAAAACTAAAAAAACAATTTTTTGATACATTATCTTACGACCCAGATGGATTAAATACTCGATCCGTTTTTTATACAGCTCAAAGTTATCAAGATTCAGGAATGCATGAAGAAGCAATTAAATGGTATCGATTGTATACAAAACTAAATGATAGTTGGATTGAAGAAAAATTTGAAGCCCATATGAGAATTTCACTTTGTATGATGGAATTAAATTATAACTTAAAAGACATTGAAATGGAAATGTTTAAAGCTATTAATTTAGAAGAAGATAGAGCAGAACCACATTATCATTTAGGATTATATTGTAATCAAATTGGAGAATACGAAAAAGGATATTCATATTTTAAATCATCAAAATCAAAAGATTTAGACAAAATAAAACAAAAATATGTTCTTTTTATTAGAGAAAATATGTATGGAGATTATAATAACGATGAACTATCTGTCTCTTGTTTTTGGACAAAAAGATTTGAAGAAGGTTATAATTATTTATTAGAAATAATAGATGATAATAGATTCACAAGCCAAAAAGATAGATTATTGACTAATAAAAAACATTTTCAAGACAATTTTACTTTTTAATTTATACATATGTCTATCTATATTATTACTCCTTGTAGTAGAGTTCAATATCTTGAAGCCATTTCTAAAACAATACCAAAAGAATGCGTTTGGGTTATTGTTTATGATTCAAATTATAATAATCAAATATTACCATATGGTGATATAATTTTAAGACCAAAAAACATAAGTGGAAATTATGGTAAACCTCATATAAATTATGCTTTAGATACCTTACCACTAAAAGAATCTGATTGGATATATGTGTTAGATGATGATAATATTATTCATCCTGATTGGTATGAAAATGTTCAATCCTTGTGTAATAATAACTATAATATTTTAAGTTGGGGACAACTATGGAATGATAATACAATGAGATTAAGACCAACAGAACACATGATACTCAGATTAATAGATCAAGCAAGTTATATGTGGAGATATGGATTTGATTCAACCACTAGATTTGAGGAATCATATTTTGGTGATGGTATATTTGCTGATAAGTTTAACCAAAAATCCCATTGTATTGATAAATATATTAGTTATTATAATTATCTCTCGCCAGAATCATTTACAGAGGAAGAAAAATTAGAGTTTGATGAGGGGGTTTTAGCAGTTTATCTAAAAAATAATATTATGAATTTCGATAAAAATAATTTACCTACAACTCAGGATGTAATAAATCTATCAAAGATAGAACAACTTGACTATTCAACTGTTAACACAACTGATGTCTCCCACATTAAAGAAATTTATTTAAAATCTATAAAATACAGAGGAGGAACTGCTTGTGAGGTTGGTAGCTTAGGTGGTCACAGCACCCTCTCGTTATGCTTAGCTGGACTTAATGTAACCTCATATGATAATGATGGACATAAAGGATTTAAGGATAAACGAGAAGCCGTATGTAAAGATTTTAATGTCAATTGGGTTGTTCAAGAAGGACTTTATGCCTTAACTGATGATGTAAAATATGATGTTGTATTCCATGACTCATATCACTTTGAAGAGGTAATTCCTGAATTGGTAGCATTTTGGTTTTATAAAATTAAAGATGAAGGAATGTTAATTGTTCATGATGTTGAAACTTTTAGTCATGAAAGATTTATGTTTTTAATTGGTAATCCAAGATTTGAAAGAACAAAAGATATTCATGGTAGAGAACTTGGAACATATTATAAAAATTAATGAACCTAACAAATTGTGATACTTTAATTATTGGTGCTGGAATAACAGGACTTTCATTAGCTTCTTTTTTAGATACTGATAATTATCTAATTGTTGAAAAGGATTCTGAAGTTGGGGGGTATTGTAAAACTACAATTAGAAACGGATTTGTTTGGGACTACTCAGGACACTTCTTTCACTTTAACAATCAAGAAATTAAAGATTATGTATTAGAGAATATTGAGTGTGACGTGGTTACAGTTAATAAAAAAAGTCACATATATTATAAAAACCAATACATAGATTTTCCATTCCAAAACAACATAGACCAATTACCAACAGATGAGTTTGTTGAGTGTTTATATGACCTGAAAAATACTGGAAGTGGTGAGGTTAATACATTCACAGATTTTGTTAAAAACACATTAGGAGAGTCAATTTGTAATAAATTTATAATACCATATAATCAAAAGTTATATGCTTGTGATTTAAATAATTTAGATTATGATGCGATGGGAAGGTTCTTTCCAAAACCAACAAATTTTGATGATTTACTAACGCAACTCAAAAACAAAAACAAGACCGAATCTTACAATGATACATTCATATACCCAACAGGTGGTAGTGTTGAATTTGTTAAGTCATTACTTAAACGAGTAAATAAAGATAACATTTTATTAGATACAGAAATCATTAGTATTGACCTTGAAAATAAAATAGCTCAAACAAATAACGGATACATCAAGTTTAATAAATTAGTTAATACTATGCCATTTGATACCTTTACGAAATTAACAGGTGAAAAAATTAATAATCTTTCATCAAATAAAGTAGTTGTATTTAATTTAGGATTTGACAAGTCAACTGACATCAGTTCAAATTGGGTATATTATCCTAATGATGAAATATTCTACAGAGTTGGATTTTATAATAATATATTTAAAACCGATAAGATGAGTTTGTATGTTGAAATTGGTATGGATAAAAATCAGGAAGTCAATGAACAAATTTTATTAAAAAAGATACTAGAAGACCTAAAAAAATCAGATGTAATTACTAATCAAAAATTAATAGACCACCAAATGATTATTATGAATCCAGCATATGTTCACATCACTAAAGAATCAAAAGAAATTTATAATGAATGGTGTGAAAAAAATAACCCAAACGGTTTATTTTCTATTGGTAGATATGGTTCGTGGACGTATTGTTCTATTGAGGATAATATTATACAAGCAAAAAATTTATTAGTTTAAACTTGGTTATTTAAAATAAGGTTATTATATTATATATTATGAATATTACAAAACTGCTAGATATAGATAAAGTGTTTTGTATTACTAAATTTAGTAATCAACGTTTAAACAATATTTTAGAACAACAACATAGATTAAATTTAGACATTGAATTTGTTTATCCTGAATTTGATGATGTTCCTGTTAAAAGTTTAAAAGATACATTTGTAAAAATTGTTAAAGAAAATAAAAATAAATATAAAAAAATATTAATATTAGAAGATGATTTTTGGACAGATTTAACTGAAAAACAAATTATATCTTATATTGAAAATAGTGACTATAAAAATATAAGTTTTGACGTTTTTACTTTAGGAAGTTCTATATTTGAAATAGAAAATAAATATAAAAACATATTTAAAATAAATTCTTTCGGATATGCCCATTCATTAATAATAAATCTTGAACACATATCTAACGAATTAATTAACAAGCTGAATGATAGTGATGAAGCTTTAGATACTATTTTAAGTAAAATGTCTGAAAGTTATAATTTTTATAGTTTTGAAGACAGTATTTTTCAACAAAAAAATTATTTAGAAAGTAGTATCACCCCAGATAAATCATTAGAAAACTTTAATCATTCTTTTAGGTATTTAAGAGATAAAAATGTTAATAATGATAAACTTATAAAAATAAATGAAGAAACTTTTATTTTTGAAAATACAATAAATGCATGGGGTTATTATACTGATGGGATTGTAAGAAAAAAAATAGATTTTGCTTCTAATAGTGATATTCCTCTTGTAGTAAAAATATATGATTACTATTCTGGGGCTTATTCTAATGAATTTAATATTGATTTTAAAAATTTTTTTATTGAATTTAACATATTTACTCCTAAAGTAGTATTAGAAATAAAAGATGCAAAAAATACTCTACTATACATAGAAATTATAAATAGAAACTAATGATAAATATAACTTATAACCGAAATGAAAATAAAACTAAAGTTGAAGTAAGTAAACTTGATGTTATTAAAGAACATTTACCTTTAAAAATACAATTCAAAAATATTATTACAGATGAAATCCACTATGAAACTGAACTAAAAGATTATTATTGGGCTGAATGGTGTGGTTCTGAATTAATTACTGATGTTTTAATTTATTCATCTAATGGAACTTTATTACATGAATATAAATGGGATGTAATAACTCATGGTGATGAAATTGAAAAAATGTTATGGTTTTATTTAAAAGCAAGACAATTGAATGGATTAAAATCTAATGGATTAGTAATTGGTTCACACGATGGGAGAAATGGACATTGGATTTACCCAGTAAAATACAAATTAACAGATGCTACTTTGGTAGATGGTAGTGATAAACAATATGTTGAATTAACACAAAATTATAAAAATAATTCTAACATAGAAACACTAAATACTATTGTAACTACAGATGGTTCGGATGTTGAATGGTATCAAGGAGGAGAAGGTTACACAGATACTATTGTTCCTTCATTTATTAATAGCTGGTTAGAATCTTCAGAGATTATAAAAAGTTATAGAAAAAGTGTATCAATTAATGATTTAATGAAAGATAAAAATTATGATTGGTTACATTTAGATGTTGAAGGTATTGATGGTGATTTAATTTTAACATTAGAAAATAAACCTAATGTTATTATTTATGAAAGCATGAATTTAGATAAAATTATGGAAGCTAAACTTAATTTATGGTTTGTAGAAAATTCATACGAAACAATAGAATGTAATGGAAATACTATTGCTATAAAAAAATAATATGATAGTTTTTAAAGAATTTATAGAAAACCAAAAAGGAATTCAATTTAGTTCTTTAGAATCTCAAGAAATTATTATTAAAATAATAGATGGATATACAGGACTTTGTTCTTATCAAGAAAAAATGAATGTTATACCTAATATTATATATTATTGTTTTCACCCTGTAGAAGTATATCATAGAAGATTTGAAATATGGGATAATGAGTTAAAAACAATGTATTTAAAAATAGATGCTACATCAAACGAATCAATTAATTTAAAAGATTTAGACACATACAATGTATTAAAGGATTATAAATATAATAATCCTCAAGATAAAAACTCTGGTCTTTCATTATATGAAATATTTGTTACAAAAATATATGATAAATTTTTTAAAGTAAATGAAGGGGATATTGTAGTAGATATTGGAGGAAATTTAGGACTATTTTCATATTATGCCCTATGTAAAGGAGCTAAACAAGTTTATTGTTTTGAACCTTCTCCTCAATGTTGTAATTGTATGAATGAAAATTTTAATTTCCCTAATTTAATAATTGAAGAAGCGGCTGTAGGAACTAATAATGGAGAAATTATATTTAATATTGATACTGAAAGTTCTATTAATTCATCAGTATTTTATACTAGTGAAAATAGTCAAACAATTACTTGTAAATCTATTAATCTTAATGATTATATAAAAACGAACAATATAGAAAAAATTGATTATCTTAAAATAGATTGTGAAGGTGCTGAATATGAAATCATTGAAAGTTTAAATGAACAGTATTTAACTAATAATATTAATAAAATATGTTTAGAATATCATTTAAATAACAACGGTGAAATAAATACTATTTTAGATAAATTAAAAAAATGTGGTTTTAATATTAATTTTGAATATGGAGATCAACAAATTAATGATGAATTGGGAATATTTTATGCTTATAAATAAATGAAAAATAAAGATTTAATTTTAATTACATCATATACCCCTGATTCTATAAGAAAAAATTTTCTATTAGATTCCTTAAAGTCTATAGATAAAAATAAATTTGATATTATGGTTTCTTCTCATAGTTCTATATCTGAAGAGGCTTTAGAATATTGTAATTATTTTATTTATGATAAAAAAAATACTTTATTATTTGATTTGGAGTATAAATTATCTTATTGGTTTTTATGTAGTGCTTTTAAATTATATACTACCGAATATCAAGATTATAACCATATAATAGCTGCTGGTTCTCTTATTATTAATGGATTATCATCAGCTAGAAACTTTGGTTACAATAAAGTTCATTGGTATGATTATGATACTATATTCTTAGATGATAGTGAACTTATTGAAAATTCAATACTATTAGATTCACATTCAATTATTTGGTATAGGCACCCAGATGTAGTAGCATTTTCAGGAATGTCTTTTAATTTAAACAAAATAGATCAAGATTGGTTTAACACATCTGATAGTATTTTTTATTCTTTTTTAAATATATCTACAGTAAATACTTTAGAAGAATTTAATCATTCATTAATAATAAAAAAAGATGATCATTACGAAAAAACCGTTTCTGATTTAAAGAAAAAAGCTAATATCGCTCTTCATGCCAATAACGATACAGAGTGGGTTATAGTAGTTTGGGATGAATTAAATAATGAATTTATGTTGTTTAATTATAATAAAACAGGAAATAATAATAATATTTATGTTATTATAAATAATTCTCGTATTGAAAATATGTTTAATAATCAAAAAGAAACATATATGATTAAATCTTTAGGAAAAATAGAAGATATCCAAACTATAAAACTTATATTAAATGATAAAGTTATAAAAAATTATGATTTTAATATTATTAATAAAGAAGAATATATTTTAAAAAATAAAATAGAATATATAGTTAATTAAAAAATAATAATGAATATAAAATTAAAAGAAATATTACTAAATTCAATTCAAGAATATAATAAATATCTTGAAAATAAGATAGAAAATTACGATTCCCATTCAGGATACTCTTTAAGGGTTAGACAAATGCATACTTTAGTAGAATGTTTATCTGAACATTTTAATTTTGATGAAATAAATTTAATTGAAACTGGAGTAAGTGGGCATTTAGATTATGGTTTATTTGGATTATTTTTTGCTCATGTTGTAGATCAGTATGGTGGTCAAATGCATTCTGTAGATTTAAATTGTGAATCTTGTTTAAGTAGTGAAACCATTTTCAGCTCAGAACTACCTAACTTAACATACAAAACATACTGTCAAGACTCAGTTGAGTTCTTAAAAAATCCACCTATTATCCCTAACATAATCCATTTAGATAGTTATGATTTTCAATTGTTTAATCCATTCCCCAGTGCTCTTCATGCTTGGAAAGAATTTAAAGCTATTGAACATTTGATGCCTAAAGGAAGTATTATAATAATAGATGATAATTGGAAACAAGACACAATCCTTCAGTGGATTCAAAATGGGGAAGAAACTTGGAATAAAATTATTTATCCTATGATTGGAAAAGGATCTCATTTATATCAAGAAGCATTAGAGGGAAATATCGAATGGGAATTAATAGGAAACCATTATGATTCTTGTGATAATATAAAAATAGTTTTAAAGAAAAAATAAACAATGAATAAACCAAAGTTATACATTCATGGTTCTTATATAGGAAATACTGGTTACAACCAACATACTAGAGATTTCTTTAGAGAATTATCAAAGCATCTACAATTAAAAGTAAAAAATTTTACTGTAGGAAAAACATGGGATGGATATAATGAAACTCCTCACGATAAAGAACCTTATATTAATGAGATTGACAAAAATATCTTATATGAACAAATACTTTGGAATGATAAGGGTGGAAGAGATAATTACAAAATTTATCCTAATTTATCTAAAGAATTTATTCATGATTTAAATATAGTTTTATGTGAAACTAACCACCATTTATTTTATGATTCTTATAAGGGCCCAAAAATAGCATATAATGTTTGGGAGACAACAAAACAACCAGAAAACTTTTTTAATAAGTTAAAAGAATTTGATGAGTTATGGGTTCCATCGAAATGGCAACGTGATGTAACTATTGCTCAAGGTTATGATCCTGATAAAATTAAAGTAGTTCCTGAAGGTGTAGATATTAATACATTTTATCCTAAAGAAGAAACCCATGAATTAACATCTGATGGACGTTTTAAATTCTTTTTAGCAGGTAGATGGGATTATAGGAAATCAACTAAAGAAATTATTGAAACATTCCTTAAAACATTTAATAAATACGAACCTGTTGATTTAATAATTTCTATTGATAATCCATTTTCAGGAGATAATTTAGAAACAACAGAAAATAGATTAAAACATTATGGGTTAGAAGATGAACGAATTAAAATAGTTCACTTTCCTAATAGAGAGGATTATATTAAATTATTAAGATCTAGTAATGTATTTTTATCTTGTGCTAGATCAGAAGGGTGGAATTTACCTTTAATCGAAGCAATGGCTTGTGGAACACCCTCAATTTATTCAAACTGTTCAGGCCAATTAGAATTTGCTGAAGGTAAAGGTATTCCTGTAAATATTATTGGTGAAAAATCAGCAAATGATTCGTCATATAATCATTTTAATGGATATGATGGAAACTATTATGAACCTGATTTTAAAGATTTAGGTAAAAAAATGCGGGAAGTTGTTAATCATTATTCAAAATATAAACAACTTGCTTTAAAAGAATCTGAAGAAATTTGTAATGATTTTAATTGGGAAAAAATAGGTGAAATTGGATATAAAACTATAATGGAATTTTATGATAAAATGAATTCTGAAGAATATAAAAATCAAATCCCCCAAAATGAAATTAAAGTAAGTTATTTAGAAGGACCTAAAGTTGAAATTATTGGCGATAAAGATGAAGAATATTTTGTTGAATTTTTAGATGAAAATGGAAAATTAATTCATAGTGATAATATTAGTAATAATATGTGGACTTCGTGTTCTAGAAAGTATTATACTAAATGGAAAATTAAAGTTAATGGAGTTATTATTGATGAATTTGACCTTACTAATAGACGTGTATTAATTGGTTTAGAATCAAAATCTATTGGTGATACTATTGCTTGGACTCCTTATGCTGTAGAATTTGCTAAAAAACACAATTGTAAAGTAATTTTAAGCACGTTCCATAATGAATGGTTTAAAGGATTAGATGCCTATAAAGACATTGAATTTATTGAACCTGGACAATTAACAGAATGTTATGCTATATATAAAATAGGATGGTTTAGGGGAGAATCAGGAAAATGGGATAAACTTGATATGTATCCTAATTATCCTCAAACACAACCTTTACAAAAAACAGCATCTGATATTTTAGGTTTAGAATTTAAAGAATTAAACCATGGGATAAATTTTAAACCAAAACCTAAATCAACAAAAACAGATTATATAGTTATAGCTCCCGAATCAACAACAGGTTGTAAAGAATGGCCTTATGATAGTTGGGTAGCATTATCTAAAATGTTACGTGAATTAGGTTATACTGTAGTTACTCTTACAATTAAACCATATAATATAAAAGGCAATTTAAATATTCATGGAAAAACGTTGAATGAGTCTATGGACATTTTATATAACGCAAAATTTTTAATAGGATTAAGTTCAGGCTTATCTTGGATAAATTGGGCTTTAGGAAAACAAACAGTAATGATAAGTGGTTTTTCTTCAAAAGATCATGAATTTCAATCTAATAATATAAGAATTCAAAATGAACATGCTTGTAATTCATGTTGGGGAAATACTAATTTTACTTTTGATCCTGGAGATTGGGATTGGTGTCCTATTTGGAAAGGAACAGATAAACAACACATTTGTGAAAAATCCATTTCATCATTAAACGTATTTAATTTATTACCTTTTTAAAAACAATAATATTTATTAATAAACATGGCAACTTTAAATCCATCAAACGTAATAAACGGCAATACTATAGAAGCATCCGATATAGCACAATTATATAAAGCTTTTGGCACAGGTTCAGGTGCTGATATTACTGGACTAAGTATGACAGGTAGTATAACTAATGCTAATGTGGCTACATCAGCAACATCAGCTTCTAATATTACTACAGCAGTTACTGGTGGTGGCACTCATTATTTAACATTTGTTGATCAAGCTGGAACTCGTCCTCCAAAAGTTGCTTCGCTTTTAGAATATAATGCTGCTACTAATAATTTAACAGTTACGGCTTCTTTTGCTACTACGGCTTCATTTGCTTTAAATTCCAGTGTTACGCAAGTTAATACTCAATATTATGATAATGGAGTAAACACTGTTCCCGCTGATTTTAAATTTGTAGCTGGTAAAATAGCTATGACTAGTGGAGCTGCTACAAGTAGTATATTTACTAATTTAATTGGTAAAGTAATAGGTAATACAGTATGGATTAATGCTTCTTATCCCGAAGCATTCACAACAACCCCCGGTCAATCTCTTCTTAAAGTTAACGTATCTGCCAGTGGACAAGTATTAATTAGTGGTGCCCCTTCAGATACAGGAACAGTTATATTTACAGGAATATATATTTAATAAATAATAAATGACAACACAAGTTTTAACCCCCGAAGAACTACAAAAAGTTCAAAGTTTACAGTCTAAAAGAGATCAATTAACTATTGATTTTGGTTATATTGAATATCAAATTCAAGAATTAGAACTAAAAAAAGAATCTCTTATTGAGTCCTTACTTCAATTAAAAAACGAAGAAATCCAAATTGGTAAAGAAATTTCCGAAAAATATGGAGAAGGAAAAATCAATATCACAAAAGGAGAATTCACCAGTTTTAATTAATTTTGACTTTTTCTATAATATTTATTATGGAATAAAATCAATATATTTTTAGAAACATGGCAAACACATTAATATCACCTGGCGTACTCTCAATTGAAAACGATCAGTCCTTTATTACGCAACAACCCGTAACAGTAGGTGCTGCGATTATTGGTCCAACAGTTAAAGGTCCTGTAGAAGTTCCAACAATTTGTACCTCGTACACTGATTACCAAAATAAATTTGGTACTACTTTTGTAAGTGGTAGTCAACAGTATTCATATTTTACTTCTATTGCTGCCTATAATTATTTCTTAAATGGTGGAGAAACTTTATTAGTAGCTAGAGTAGTAAGTGGAACTTTTTCTGAAGCAAACTCAACTCCTATTACTAATGGAGAATTAGCAACAACTGCTTCGGCTACTCTTGGTATAACTCCATTCTCAGCAAGTTTTGCTGCTGTTGGTTCTAGTTCATTTAGCGTGAATGGTATTGCTTTTAACTTTACAGGAGGAGCATTTGCTAACACCGCAGCACAGATTAATATTAATGCTTCTGGATTTACAACTCCAACAACATTTGCGGCTGGAGTAGTAACTGCTTTAAATTTTAGTTCTTCAGTATCTCCTTATAATACAAGTGCTTCATTACTTCACCTTACAGCATCTAGTACAGTTGCTACTTTAAATTTATTTACTACAGCATCACAAATAGGAACTGTATTTTCAGCTGATACATTAAATGCCTATACAGTTGTGTCGGCAAGTGTTACTACTAACTTTAGTGGTGCTACAAACGAAGAAGCTTTAGTATTAAAAACTATTTCTGAAGGAACTATTATGAATAGTTCTAGCTCATTAGATGTTAGTGGTTCATTAGCATCTGGTTCAGAAGATAATATTAGATTCCAAATCGCAAACAGTGATACTGCTGCTGGAACATTTAGTTTAATTATTCGTCAAGGTAATGATAATACAAATGAACAAATTGTATTAGAAACTTGGACTAACTTATCAATGGATCCTACAGCTCCAAACTATGTAGCTAGAGTAATTGGTGATCAAGTTAAAGTATATAGTTCTGTAGATGGTCCACAAATTAACGTTACTGGTGATTATCCTAATGCCTCTAGATATGTTTATGTGTCTAGCGTAGCAACACCAACACCTCTTTATTTTGATAATAATGGTATAGCTAAATCTCAATTTACCGGTTCTATTCCTACAAATAAAAACGGTTCATTTACCGGAGCTAATGGTAATTTATTTGGAGCAGGAGCTAAATTTAATAATGCTATTATTAATAGTGTTACTAACACTCAAGGTTTAACAGGTAGTGATTATAATACTATGATCGATTTATTAGCTAACCAAGATGATTATAGATTTAATGTATTAATTACTCCTGGATTATTTGCTAACCAAGCAAACATAGGTACTTCTCAAGTAACTACTATTATTAACAACACAATGAATCGTGGTGATAATATTTATATTACTGATTTAGTGCCTTTTGGTTCAACTGTTAGTGATGCCACATCAGCCGCAAATTCGAAAAACACTTCATATGCTGCCTCGTATTGGCCTTGGGTTCAAGTAGTTGATCCTAACACAGCCCAATTAGTATGGGTGCCTGCCTCAACGTTAGTAGCCGGTGTATACGCGTATAATGACAACGTAAGTGAACCTTGGTTCGCTCCGGCCGGTATTAACAGAGGTGGTTTATCTACGGTAGTAAGAGCTGAAAAGAAATTAACTCAAGCACAACGTGATACTTTATATATAAACAAAGTTAACCCAATTGCTACTTTTCCTGGAACAGGAGTTGTAGTTTACGGACAGAAAACATTACAAACTAAAGCAAGTGCTTTGGATCGTGTAAACGTTCGTCGTTTATTGATTTCTCTTAAATCATACATCGGTCAAGTTGCTAATAACTTAGTATTCGAACAAAATACTATAGCTACACGAAATGCTTTCTTAGCTCAAGTTAACCCATTCATGGAATCAGTTCAACAACGTCAAGGTTTGTATGCTTTTAAAGTAGTAATGGACTCAAGCAACAATACTCCAGATGTAATCGATAGAAACCAATTAGTAGGACAAATTTACTTACAACCGACTAAGACTGCTGAATTCATTTACTTGAACTTCAACATCTTACCAACAGGAGTATCTTTCCCAGCATAATTTTTTAAAAACGGAATATTTATAACAAAACAAAAATAAAATAATAACATGGCAATCTTAGATCCAAACGAAATATTTTTTACCGCCTTTGAACCCAAACAGGCAAATCGATTCATTATGTATGTAGATGGTATTCCATCATATGTTATTAAAGCAATCTCAGCTGTAACTCTTGAACAAGGTGAAGTGGTTCTTAACCATATCAACGTTTACTCAAAAGTAAAAGGCAAAACTAAATGGAGCGACTTAACCATGACATTGTTTGATCCTATCACACCTTCAGGTGCTCAGGCAACTATGGAATGGGTTCGTTTACACCATGAATCAGTAACTGGCCGTGATGGATATAGTGATTTCTATAAGAAAGATTTAACTATTGATATTTTAGGTCCTGTAGGCGATATTGTTTCAGAATGGATTATTAAAGGTGCGTTTATTAAAGGTGCTAACTTTGGTGAATATAACTGGGATACTGAAAACGCTGCTATTAACTTATCATTAACAATTGGTATGGATTATTGTGTATTGAATTTCTAATAAAAAGTAAAACAATAATTAAAGAAAGCTCGCATTTTTTGCGAGCTTCTTTTTTTTACTAATATTTATAACAAAATAAGTTTATGAGCGAATTAAAGTTTCCAACAGAAATGGTTGACCTGCCTTCAAAAGGTTTATTTTATCCCGAAAATCATCCTTTAGCATCTGGAAAAGTAGAAATGAAATACATGACTGCTAAAGAAGAAGATATTTTAACTAATAAATCCTATATTGAAAAAGGAATAGTAATTGATAAATTACTTCAATCTTTACTTGTAACTCAATTTGAGTATAATGATTTATTATTAGTAGATAAAAATGCTATTATGATCGCTGCTCGTGTTTTAGGTTACGGTAAAGATTATGAATTTATGTATAAAGGAGAACAGTGCACAGTAGATCTAAGTAAATTAGAACCTAATCCAGTAGATGAAAAATTATGGATAAAAGGTAAAAATGAATTTACATTTACTTTACCAACTACAGGTCACGTTATTTCCTTTAAACTTTTAACTCATGGTGATGAAAAGAAAATTGCTGAAGAAATTAAAGGTTTACAAAAAATATTTAAAGATTCTAACCCAGAATTAACTACACGTCTAAAACATATTATTTTATCTGTTGACGGTAATGTAGAAAATCGGGTAGTTAGACAATTTATAGACAATAATTTACTGGCTAGAGACGCTAGATCTTTACGTGAATATATCCGTTCAGTAACTCCAGAAATTGAAATTAAATTTGATTATGAGGGACCTAACGGTGTCGAGGAGGGCGCTACAGTTCCTATTGGACTTAACTTTTTTTGGCCTGACGCCGCAATATAGACTAAATTTATTTACTCAAATCCACGAAATGGTATTTCATGGACAGGGTGGGTATGATTATAATACAATTTATAACATGCCTATATGGTTACGTAATTTTACCTTTAATAAAATTAAAGAACATTACGAAAACCAAAACCAAGAACAGAAAAAAGCCGAAGCATCTTGGACTAATAAAAAAGGTATTCCAAAACCACCAGTTGCCCCAACTGGAAAAAGGGCATCATATAAATGATGCCCAAATTTTTTATTTCTTTAATATTTATAATAAACTAAGTTTATAATGGCAGACAATCAGGATCCTAAAATATCAGCTCAAAATGCTAAAAATACTCAAGATACAGCAAAAGCAACAGCTAATGCTGCTGATAAGCAAAAATTACTTAGAGATGTTCTTGAAGAAACTTTATTTTTACAAAGAGATTATAGTTCTGAAGTTCAAAAATTAGGAAAAGGTTTAGGATTAGGTGTTCTCCAAACCGCAGAATTAAAAAAGGCATTTAAAGATACAGCTAATTATGCTAAAGATTTAACTAATGCTGTTGATGATGTATTAGATGGAACTTTAGATTTAGAGGAATTAAATCAAAAAATAGCTAAAGGAAAACAATCTGAAATTGCTTTTAATAAAGAATTAGAAAGATCACTAACAGCTATGTTAGCTGATTCTGGTTTATTATTAGAAAATGATACATTAATAACTGAAGCTTTAGCAGATCATAATAAATTACGAGATATTGCCAATAATTTTTCTCAAAATTTAACGGAAGATCAAATAAAATTATTAGATTTATTTGCTTTACAATCTGAAGAATTACAACGACAAAAACAATACCAAGATGATTTAGTAAATAAAGCTACAAGGCAAAAAGAATTATTTGGACTCACAGGCGATGTTTTAAAAAGTTCTACAGAAGCAATGAAAGAACTAGGTTTAGGTTCTTTAGCTTCTGCTTTTAATTTTGATAAAGCTTCGGAAGCCGGTAAGAAAATGGCTGCTGAAATAGAAGCAACAAAAGAAGGTGCCCTTGATACTGCAGATAGAATAAAAGTATTACAAGCTTCTTTTAGTGAATTAGGTAAAGGTTTTGTAAAAAATATAACTTCTTTTGAAGTAATTGCAGCTTTTGCCTTAAAGTCAGCTATTGAAGCATCAAAACAAACAGCTGAATTACAAAAAGAAACAGGTATGTCATATAAAAATGCATACTTGTTAAAACAAGAAATGTCTGGAGTAGCGATAGCATCTGGTGATGCTTTTGTTACTACTGAAAAATTAATGAAAGCAGCAGCATCTCTAACTCATGAATTAGGAATGTCAGCTGAGGTGTTAGGACATGAAGCTTTAGTATCAGCTGCAAATTTAGAACAAAAATTAGGTTTTAGTGCTAAAGAATCAGCTACATTAGTATCCAATGCACGATTACAAGGTAAAAATACTGAAGAAGTATTAGATGCTAATATTAAAATAGTTGGCGAATTTAATAAACAAAATAGAACAGCTCTAAACGTTAGTAAAGTATTAAAAGAAGCAGCAAATGCTTCTATGTCTTTACAAGCTAATTTAGGTTTTAGTAATGATAAATTAATTGGAGCTGCTTCTGCTGCTACTAAATTAGGTCTTTCATTATCTGAAGTTGAAGGAGTAGCAGATAGTTTATTAAATTTTGAAGATTCAATTACAAAAGAATTAGAAGCAGAATTATTAACAGGTAAAGATCTTAATTTTGAAAAAGAAAGACAATTAGCTTTAGCAGGTGATTTAGAAGGATTATCTAAATCCTTAAATAATAACGCAGCTATTCAAGATGCTTTTGCCTCTAAAAATGTTTTAGCCCAGAAAGCTTTAGCAGAATCTATGGGAATGACTCGTGATCAGTTAGCTAAAATTACATTACAACAAAAATTCAATACTATGGCGGCTGAGGATTTTAGAGAAATGTATGGTGAGGCAACATATGAGTCTATGAAACAAGAAGGAGCAGCTGAAAAATTAAAGAATGTATTAAATAAAGTATTAGATATTTTAGGTAGTATTTTAGGTGTGTTTTCTCCTATATTAGATGCTATAGCATATTTAGCATCATCCTCGATAGGTGTAGCTACTATATTAGCATTAGTAGCATATAAAACTCTTCCAGTAATGGTTGGTAGTTTTAAAGGGATATTAGGAAGTATAAAAGGAATGGCTTCTGGATTAGCAAATATGTTTTCAGGATCTAATAAAGGAGCAGACATGATTGCTTCAAAATCTGGTAAACTTTTTTCAAAAGATTCTCCTCAAGGAAAAATGATAGCAAATTTATCCGGAGATAAAACAAAAGACATTGCGGATAAAGCCGGAGAGGGAGCAGGTTCGGCTGCTGATAAAACAAAAGGAGTTAAGAGTAATATGGGTAAAGATATTAAAAACTTTTTAACTAATTTATCTAAAGGAATTCAATCGTTTGCTCCTGTTAAAGCGTCAGATATTGTAAAATTAGCGGGTAGTGCATTAGCATTAGTAACCCTAACCCCAGCAATTCCAGCCTTACTTTTATTACAATTAGTAAAAGGTCCAGCCATTAAATCCGCATTAAAAGGAATTGGTGATGGATTAGTAGCTTTTGGTGAAGCCGCTAAAGGATTAACACAAGTAGCTCCATATATTTTATTAGCTGAAGTATTAATTGCTGGGTTTGGTGCTGCTTTAATTCCATTAACTTATGCTTTATCTAAACTATCACCTTTAGTTGAATCATTTGGTAAAGCAATAAAATCCGCATTTGAAGGATTAGCAACAATAGTAACTGCGGTAGCAGATGGATTTGTAAACTTTTTAGGAGCTATTACTTTAGAAAAAGCAGCAGCATTATATTTATTATCTGGAGCACTTGTTGCTTTAGCTGCTGGGTTTGGAACTTTTGCTATAGCTATGGGGGCAGCAGGTATTGTTTCTTTCTTTGCGGGAGATGGTGTTTTAAGTCAATTAGAAACATTAGCCAATATGGCTACTCCTTTACAAACAGTTGCTACTTCATTATCTCAAATGGCTCAAGCTTTATTTGGTGTTGGTGAAGCATTAAATCAAATAGATGCTGATAAATTAGAATCATTAAATGAATTTGCTGAAGTAAGTCCTTTAGCCGCTGTCGGTAATGCTATTGGAGGAGCAATTGAATCATTATTTGGAGGAGGCGAAACAAAACAATCATCCCCAGAACTTGCTGAAATTAGAGATATATTAAATCAAATTCTTAAAAAAGAAACTAACATATACATGGATTCAACTAAAGTAGGAACTGGATTTGCTATGGGCACATCTAAAGTTCAATAATTTAATATTTATAATAAAATAACTATGGGACTATTAAATAAATTAACAACAGACGGTTCATTATTAACTGGTTTAGATGGCAAAAAACCTTTAGAGTATGATAAACAAACTATTCAAATTGATAGTTTGACTAAATCTCAATTAGATTTAGATGGTAAAAATCCTTTAGAATACGATAAACAAACTATTCAAATTGCTAGCTTAACTCAATCACAATTAGACTTAGACGGTAAAAACCCAAACAAATACTTAGATAATCCTCCAAGATAATGGGATTAATCGACTTAAAGACTGATCTTAAGTCCCTAAGATATGGGAAGGATACCATCGGAGGAGGGTATAGTGGACAACCCTATATTCAAACTCCAATTCCCGAAAGTTTTAATGATTTAGGTGCTAACGAGGATTTTATTTTACGAGGAGGCATCAATGCTGTAAGAGATTCAGCAACAGATATTCGTCTCA